CTGCAGTACCAATTTTAGCACCAAACGCACCTACTTTTGCAAAGAGTTTACCAAAGCTAGTTCCTATTTTTGTAAAAACACCACCTTTTTCAGTACTTGAGGCCAACTTTGTAGCCATAATTACACCAGCACCTATTATTAAACCTACAAGACCTCTTCTACCAAAAAATCTAAATAGTCTACCAAATCTACCAGTGATACCACCTAAACCTTTTCTAAATACTCCAGTTTTCTTAGAGCTGGTCACTTTACCGTCCATTGCAACACCAGTATCAGCTAAAGAAGTATTAAATCCCCCCATAGCTCTAAATAATGCCCCAAATCCACCTCTAGTTAGTCTTAATGCACCACCAAATAATTTTTTACCTACCCAAACGGCTGAGCCAAAAAACATTTTAGGTGCTAATAATACTAATAATCCTGTAACTGGATTAATAAATGCATCAAGGAGAACACCCATGGCCTTTGGTATTCCAGCGATAGCAGATTTTAAAGTTAGTTCACCATTTTCATCAAGAAATGACTCTTTAAGAGATGTTGTAAAACCTAAAAATTTATCTTTTAACATCTGCATAATATTGCTTAATCCTGCAACTGCACTAAATGTTGTTTTACCTGTATCTGGATCAGTTACAAAAAATCCACTGGCTATTGATTTTAATGTATCATATAAAGATTGTAAACCGTCAGCAATAATTGGAAGATATTTATCTTGTAGTTCTTTGAATGTTGGACTTTGAAGAAACTTAACCATACCACCTAGAAATAAAAGAAAAGCTCCAGCCTTTAGTGCAGTAAATATTCCAGCAATACCACCTTGAACTTTTTGTTTAAGAGATTGACCAATACTAGACAAACCTTTAGCAAAACTTGAATCTTTTCCTAAAAATTTTCCAAAGGTATCTTTTAGGTAAGTGTTTTGTTCATCTTGTTTTTCTTTATTTGCAGCACTGTTTGGATTTTGTTGTGCAAGTAGGTTTGCTTGTCTAGTTTCCCAAGCCTTTCTTCCGCCCTCTATGCGTGATTCACTTTTTTCACGTTTTTCTATTTCATTGACTGAAGTTTCCTCATTAGTTGTAACTAAATTACGAATAGCATCAGTTGTTCTCTGCTGCTCTTCAATTAACATTCTAAATGTTTTGTCTTCAGCCATAACGGTTACCTATTATCTTTTACTTGTATTGAACTATTCTTTTTCTGGGCTATGGCTTCTTTACCATAGAATGCAGCAACGATTGCAGCAACAGAAACAAAATAGACTGCAGCCATATCACCAAGAATACTTGCAGCCTTATCTAAACCAAACCAGACTGCTATCACAACTGCAAATGGGTATAGTAACATACCACTAAGAGCAAACCATGCCATATTTCGTTGTGCATCTTGCTTTTTATCTTCATTTTCCATATCGGACTTCAAATCTTCAAGTTCTATCATACGTCTTTCCATATCTAATTCCTCATCAGAGACTATACCATCCCCATCTAAATCATATTTTTCCCATGCCGAACCTTTTTGTAGTTTCTTTTGTGCAGCCATATTCGTGCCTCCCTAATTTTTATCTTCTCTTTCTATTCTTTCATTTTCTTCACGAATATAATTCTCTAATAATCCTAAATAAATTTCCCTTTCATACGGTAACATATTTTCTAACTCTGTTAAACTATATTTATGATGTTGCATCATTGCAAAATTAGTTTTATAGTAATTATATAAGTTATCGTGTGAAAGGCTTACGCTAAAAAACTATCGAGGCCCTCCAACATAACCTCACCCTTCTTTTTTGTTTTTGGATTAGTAACAGTTATTGCATGACGTAATTTTGGCATGGTGTTAAAAAATTCCATAACACTTTCAAACTGTTTAGTATCCATAGTATCAATAAAATCATTTAAGTCTTTATCTGACATATCTACTCTATTATGTACTGTATCACCATCGTGAACTTCATATACACATTTAGATATTAAACCAAATGAGCCATCAACTCCATCTGAAAAGTTTACACCTTTCATATCTGTCATCTGTGGGTACTTCATAACTATTTTAACATTGTCTGTTAGTTCTACTATATTAGTATGATTTGCAGTCATGTGAACAGAAATATCATCCAACTTTATAGTAGTGTCAACATACGTTTTATCATCATCTGGACATTTAACTTTTATAGTAGCAGTCTCACCTACAGACTTAACTCTGAGTTGTAAGAATACATATTCAATATCAAATATTGGTAGTTGTCGTGCATCTAAACCATCTGTACAAGAATCAATTATATTCATAACGGCATCAGCGATTTCAGTTTCATTCTCGCTTTCTTGTGCCATCATTAATAGTTTTTGTTCTTTAATGAGGAATGGTCTAAATTTAACTTTCTCACCAGTTGATGGGAGCTCCAACGTATGCTGTTGGGTATTTAGTTTTGGTAGTGCCATAATTTTTCATCCTTTAAAATAATTTACGCAACACACTTGGAATATTATTAAAAATATTTTTACTTACTGTGTTGATTGCAATTTCAGCTAACCTGTCTTCTAGGGGTCTGGGCATATTACGTTCATCTGCCAAAGATAACCAATATCTATATGCCCATGTTACATTAACTCTTTGCAAATCTCCTGCACCCTGAGTTACTGCCATTTGATCTACTGTTTTTGGAAAACACTCTAAAAGTTTTATTCCATATCGTCTTTGGTCTTTTTCATCTAATTGGTAAAGTCTTATTTCACCAATATAATCATAATAATATCCTATGGAAAAGTCTTGAGGGTTGTATGCAAGTCTTTGCCATGTGTCAAAAAATTGTTTTTCTTTTTGGTCTGAGGAAAGTCTAAACGTAGAAGAAATATCTCCAAAAGAATAACCATTCACTATTTCTCTTTCAGGCCCATACACATTTGAATCTGGTTGACTATCTAAGTTACGGCCAGGAAATGAGAATGCCTCACACATTAAAGCAGCTTTCTGAACAACTCCTTCTCCAGTATTTTGTGACATAATAGGAGCAAAGATATTGCCAGTTGAATTATTTCCACGATTCCCTGTTGGTGGTGTGATAATTATTTCCCAACGATTTGTTTTTGCAAAACCATCTGTTGAGTGAAATTCAGCTAACATCTCATCTAAAAACTGAAATGCTGTTGTTTCTAAAATTGATTGCAATTGAAACGCCATTATATCATCTTCCTACTATCTTTATAAACGTCCTGTTGAGTACCGTTTTTCCATCTTGCAATAGGAAGAAGTGCTGCAACTGTAAACTCATCTGCATCAACTCTACGAAATCTTGTTTTAACTCTTCCTGCCAAATATCTTTTAAGGGTTGGTTTGATTTCTTTTATATTTTTAAGTTTTGAGTAGTCTGCATCAATAACTGTACTTTCATCAAACTTAGTGTTATTACTAAAATCTACTATACGATCCAACAACTTCAATCTTAACGCCATCGGTAGGTAGTGAAAGTTAACACCTAAAAATCCATCTGGATATCTTTCTATTGGTAACACTAAAGGAAATGTATCATAGTATGGTAATGTCTTTCTACCTTTAGGGTCATAGAAAAACATATTTAGTCTACCATAATGTGGTGTTCTTGCTTGTTTACCATCACGAATTAAATCCATAGCGCCAGGCTGACCAAATTCTTTGATCTTATCACGATACCACTGAGTAGATTTTGGTCTACCACCAGCTGATTTTACTACGCTTTGTATAAATTTACTTTTTGCCATATTACTATTTATACTTTGGATTCAAGTGATCTTCAGTTAAAACTTTAAATTCCATACCATGATCTAAACAAAACTCAATAGCATGCTTCCATTTAGCTTGATTTATAGTATATGTTTTAACTTCATTAAACCATTTTTTAGTTTTTCTTTTTGGATTTGCTGATGGGGGTTTACATTGATATTTTGGTTTCACCTCAATAATAAATCTTTTCCATTTACCACTTACTTGCTGAACCTTCATGTAAAAATCTGGATAATATCTATGAACTTTATTATCCCACGGCGAGTGATAGGGTATAATAATTTCTTCACTACCCCACTCTAAAACTTTATCATTCATGTCACAATAAACCATAAGTTTACGTTCCCACAAAGAACGATAAATTATCTTAGAGGAGTCACCAACATACTTCTTTGGATTTTTTGGTTTATATTTTCCGCTGTACGCCATATACTTATCTTATAAATAGTTTAAACTGTTATACAGGATTATTTATAAATGGCGTTCAACAATTTTCTAGAGGGTGTTGCGACACAAATCACAAACACTGCATTGAGGAGGGTGGCAGGTAATGTGCCTGGCTTTAATATACCAAATCGTGGTGGTAACTCTTCTGACACTATACCTCTAGCACCATCAAGAAATTTAAAATATCTTAGTTTTCCCTTAGATGTTACTGCTGACCCAGGCCTAGGTAATCAGGGGCATTATATGTTATTTTTTATTAATGAACAACAAAATGCAAAAATACGATTTGGAACAAGAAATAATGCTGTTGTTAAACCACAGAGTCCAATATTTGATAACTTAGATCAGCTGAATGATGCATTTGAAAGAGTTAGAACAGGTGCTGGTGGAAAACTTGAATCTAGATTTAGAAAAGGAAGTACTTTTTATAACACACAATCAGACAGATTTACAAAAGTTGGTATGCAAACACAACCAACAAAAAGATTACATACAGCAATCGCTATGTATATGCCGGCACAGGTTTCAACATCATATGGTGCACAATATACTGATACAGAGATGGGTTCAATCACTCAAGCTGCTCTGGATGCATATGATAGAGTATCAACTGGCCAAGTTGCTGATGCTGTTGGTGCATTGTCTGGTGTTTTACCAGAAGTTGCTAAAAATATAAACAATTTACTACTAGTGACAGCAGGAGCCCTTCCTGGCCTTGGAGGATTGAAAGAAGCAGCGGAAATGAGAAGAGGTTACATAACTTCTAATCGTATGGAACTTGCTTTCAAAGGAATTGATAAGAGAACATTTCAATATGATTTTAAAATGATGCCCAAAAGTGAAGAAGAGGCAAAAGAGGTACGAAGTATTGTTAAAATGTTTAAGGTAAATATGTTACCAGAATATCTTGGTGATGATATTGCTGGTAGATCATTAACAATTCCAAATACCTTTGACATAGAATATAGGTGGAATGGTGCACAAAACCAATTTTTACATAAAATAGCTACCTGTTTTTTAGAAAACATGAGTGTTACCTATGGTGGGGATAGATACAAAACTTATCAAGGAATTGAGGGTGACGGTGCACCACCCATCGAAACCAATATATCACTAACATTTAAAGAAATAGACCTTATCACAAGAAAAGAAGCAGACGAGGGTTTTTAATTATGTACTTTTCAACCATTCCTAAAATATATTATGATTCTGCTGATAATAGAGAACCAAAGATTGTAACCAATCTTTTAAGAAGGGTTGGTGTTAGAGCTAAAGTTAAAACAAATTCACTTTTGTTTGATACTTATAGTGTCAAAGAAGGTGATACTCCTGAATCAATAGCACACAAATTATATGGTGACACTGAACTTCATTGGATAGTAATGTTAACTAATGATGTAGCAGATCGTTATCATGGTTGGCCAATGGCAGAGTCACAATTTAATTCTTACATAAATCAAAAGTATGTTGACTCAGATGGAAATCCAAATCCTAGTGGTGTTCATCATTATGAAATTGAACAAAGCTCTGGTGATACATCATTAAAAATTGAAGTTACTGATTTAAGTAACTATCCAAATGCAACTACGATAACTAATTATGAGTATGAATTAAAGCGTCAAGATGAGTTAAGACAAATTAAATTACTTGATCCTCAATTTGTAAAATTGTTTATTGAGGAATATGAAAATTTGATGAATGAAACGAGTGTATAATGGCAGGATTACAGTATGCTGGAGAGTTTGATTTAGAAAAATGCGAGTTGATTTCTTCAGCTGGTGTTACGGTGGACATATCAGCAATTATTGTTGAAATTAATATTTTTGAGGATATTTTTTCACACTCCTTGAATGGAAGTATAATTATAGGTGATACTAATAATTTAGTCGATAATATGCCTATAGTTGGTCAAGAATATATTTCTTTAAAAATCACAACGCCTGGCCTATCTGACCCCAAAATAGATTTTTCAGAAAATGTTTTTTGTGTACATGAAATAGGTGTGCGTGAACCAGCCTCAACATCTTCTGAGTTAGTTGAACTTAAAATATGCACACCAGAACTTTTAAGAAATCATAGAACAAGAGTGTCAAAATCATATGAAGAAACAGTAGACAAAATTGTACAATCAGTATTAGAAAATCCAAAATACATTAATACTAAGAAGGATATATATGTAGAACCAACTCAAGGTATCAGAAAACTGATATCACCAAATAATCACCCATTTGATTTTATAAGAAATTTGACAAGAGAATCTATAAGTGTAAAAAATAATTCTCCACACTTTTTATTTTTTGAAAATATGCAAGGATATCATTTCAGAAGTTTACAAAGTTTATATGAGGAAGGTGTACAAGGAGAATTTCATTGTGGAGATAAAGCTTCAAATGAACAATATTCTAGTTCATCTGATGCAGGTAAAATAATACAATCATTTAAAAGAGCTATTACATATCAAACCCCAGGCAAAAATAGATCACTATATGATATAAAGGGTGGAATGTTAGGTTCTACTTTAATTATGCATGATATCTATAATAAAAGGTATAAAAAATCAACATTTAGTTACTTTGAGAATCATGATGATTTTCAAAGAATAGAGGGTAATACAAAATATAATGATGTATTGATAGATGATATAAATGATGTTGGAAGCTTTACTGATTCAAGAATATTTTTACACCCAACCAGTGTTACAGAGGATGATAAAGATTCACAGTATATCGTAGTACCTACTACAGTTGAAGAATTAACTGATTTAGGAGTTGATAGAGGTTTGGCTGTAGCAGAGGTTGAAAGACAAGAAAAAGAAATAGCAGAGGGAAATAAGGACTATATGTCTAACAGAGCAGACAAATGGTTACTACATAGACAACAAAGGTTGCATGAGTTAAACAACGGAGCAATTATAAATATGTCTGTAAATGGAAACGCTTCAATAACGATAGGTCAAGTTATAAAAATATCAGTTCCCATAAGTGGCGCAGACCACGAAAAAACAGGTGGTACTTCAAAACACCAATCAGGCTTATACCTAATAAGTAAAGTCAGACACCTTTTTTCACCCCCAACACGAACTCACAGGATACACATACAAGCTACAAAAGATGCATCACCAATCGAACTCGAAAAAAAGGGCTCAGGTGCTGAACCTAAAAAAAGTAGTAAATCCACAGTGTATCAATTATAAGAAAGGAGTATACTCTATAGTAAATTATATCATGTCAACAAATCTCATAAAAGGATGATATTAAAATGTCAAAAGCAAAAAACTCGCAAAAATTGAAAAAATTAAACTTTACAAACAGAGAGAGAAGGATTGAACCAATGACGGTAAATGATAAATACTTACTGAAAACTATAGAGAGTATAAAACATGAAAACATTCAGCGCACTACAGGAAGGGGTTTACGATCCCAATATACTTAAAGCATTCTTTCTAGCAGGTGGCCCTGGCAGCGGTAAATCATATGTTGTCAGGCGTACCACTGGTGGTCTTGGAATGAAAATTGTTAATTCAGATAATGCTTTTGAGAAGCTTCTGAAAGATGCTGGCCTTTCTCTAAAGATGCCCCCAGAGGAAGAAAAACCAAGAGATGTTGTTCGTACCAAGGCTAAAGCAATAACTAAATCTCAACAAAAAAACTATGTTGAGGGTAGACTTGGACTCATCATTGATGGCACAGGAAGAGACTTTGAAAAGATTGCTAAACAGGCTAGAGAGTTACAAGGATTGGGTTACGATACACATATGATATTTGTAAACACTTCTTTAGATACTGCTTTAGAAAGAAACGCAAAAAGAGCTCGTAGTGTTCCAGAACCAATTGTTGTTAAATCATGGAAAGATGTTCAATCAAATATTGGTAAATTCAGTCAATTTTTTAGACGTAATTTTATTGTTGTAGATAACAATGATGCTGATGAAGATGTGTTTGGTAAAGTATACAAACAGGTAATGCACTTAGCAAAGGCTAAAGTTCAAAATACTCTTGGTAAGCAGTGGATTTCAAACGAATTAGCAAAAAGAAGCAGATAGCCCTTGACATCGCTATTATAGCATGGTATAGTTAATAGTAATTGTGGGAAAGGTTATCTATGAATGATATGCTATTACAAAACTATGAAAAAATGGTGTTAAAAGACTCTATTTCTGTTATACATTGTGCGTTTGGGGATGTTCCTTACGTTGTTGCTACAGTTAGTGTTGATAAAAATTTATCTGATATACAAAAATGCGAAAAAGCTTTTATGTTAACTAACTCTATAGACGATGCATGGTGGAATAATAAAGACGTAAATCCTTTGTTTCCAAATGAAGGTTGTCGGTCAACTAGTGTTGGTGACCAAGTATTAGTTGGTAATACAAAATATGTATGTGCTAACTTTGGGTGGGAAAAACTTACCTAAATAGTCACATGAAAATTCCTGTTAAAATAACAAGCTCTGCTAAAGAGTATTTGTCTATTATGACAGAACAGAATAGAAAACCATATGTACGATTAAGTGTATCTGGTGGTGGTTGTTCTGGTTTTCAATATGATTGGGATTTTGTTGACTCAAATCAAGGTGGTACACTAATTGAGGACTTACTAATTTTAGATAGTATGGCCGAGATGTTTGTTATTGGTTGTACAGTAGATTACATAACAGAACTTGGTGGATCATATCTCAAAGTAATAAACCCAAACGCTAAAGCATCTTGTGGATGTGGTGAAAGTTTTGCGGTGTAGGAGCAGAATATGTATGAATATAAATGTAATTTAGTAAAGGTTGTTGATGGTGATACCATTGATGTTGATATTGATTTAGGATTTGGTGTTTGGATGCAAAACCAAAGAATTAGAATGTATGCTATCGACACACCAGAATCACGAACATCTGATGATGTTGAAAAAGTCTATGGTAATGCTGCTAAAGATTTCTTAGTTAAGTGGACAAATTCTGGTGATTTAACACTTAAAACATTCAAAGATGGTAAGGGTAAATATGGTAGAATACTTGGTGAAATTTGGTATGCTGGAGAACATAATATTAATCAGTTGTTGGTTGACAATCATCATGCAGTTCGATATCATGGACAATCAAAAGATGATATTGCAGAAGAGCATCTAGCAAATAGAGAAAAACTTAATCTGACCTAGATACTTTACTTTTTTCGTATTTTTCACGTTGAGCAATTTGGTTTTTAAACATATCTTGTACTTCTAGTGCATTATCTGTATATCTAAGAAATTCACCAATTCCTGTCCACGCATTTCCTAAGTAAAGTAATTGATTACTTTTATACAATCTTCCTTTGCCATAATCGTGTAAGTAAATAAAATCTTTGTATTTGTATACCATTACCTATTTGCCGCAAGATATATTAAGAAAACAATAAATCCACCAATTACCAGAATAAGAGCTCCAACGGCAAGCATTTCAAAAAACTGTTTACGTCTTTCTGCTTGAGCGTAAATAGTTTCTTGTCGTTTCTTTCTTATACTTGCTTCAGTCTTTATCAACTCATCCCAAGCACTTGGCCCGCGAGTTGCAACAATTATTTGTCGTAATTCTTCTCGCATATCTTCTGCTTTTTTCTTAGCCATAAAGATTTGCATAGCTTCTTCTTCTACCGATCCAGATGCGAACACTTTTTTAAACAGAGGGGGTTTTTTATTCATCTCCTCTGCTTTTTTGATGTCACTAACAGCACCCATCCATTTACCTAGAGTACCTGCCATATCTTCTATGTTACGCCCTGCACCAATAGCAGATTTTACAGCATTAAATGCACCAGTAGCGATACTTATTGCACTGATTGGATCAATCATAGACTTTTACCTTCCCTATCTCTATATATTTTGGAACGCAATACGCTTCACCATTTATTTTGCTTACATATTCATTGCATCTATCAATATCCCAGAATGCCATATCCAGCTCTAATATCGCTACACCATTGCCTAGATACACTAGTATCAAAAACAAATAGGCCATATATTCTGACTCTCTCCAAAACTACTACTATTTATAAAAAAAGCACTTGACAAATGCCTAAATATAGTGTACTATGGTAGCAAATAGTGTAGGAGTGAAGAAATGGGTGAAATGAGACAATTAGACCCAAGACAACAATTACTTGTCATACTCATGGAAGAGTGTGGCGAACTAATTCAAGAGTGTTCTAAGAGTTTACGAAAGGGTGAACTTTTTGATAGACAGACTTTTAAGGATGAAGTTGGCGATGTCTATACTATGATAAACCTTCTGCATGAATGGGATGTTATCTCATGGAATGATATAGAAGAACGAGAACAATATAAACGCAATAAACTTTCAAAGTGGTCTGACTTGATAGAAGAATGGGAAATAGGAGAAGAATAATGAAAGAAGTAGGACAAAAAGAAGTACTTAGTGAGTATATACAACAAACACACGATCCGCAATATACAACACCTGTTTTGGATTTAGCCACATATACCAAAAAGGGTCAATTGTGGGAAGTGATGTTTCAAGAAGAAAGTATTGGTTCATTTAAAACTGAGGAAGAAGCACAAGCAAAAGTGGAGCAGTTGTTAAGTGAGCATTGAACCAAAATATTATGATAATTTTTTAGAAGAGCATGTTGCTCAACTTATTGATTTTCAACTAAGAGAAGTATCATGGAAGTATGATTACGACTCCGTAAAAAATGGTATTAACAAACATTGGCACGTTTTCTGTGGCCATGATGAAGGTGAACTACAAGATTTTGGATATGACATATCTGTGATATGGGATCAGGTAAAAAATAAGTTTCCAGAATATAAGCTAGAACGTGCATATTTAAATGCACACAC